TCTAATGCCTCGTAAGGCAATAGATCAAACCTCCCACGTCCTTTACTTGACTCTCTAACCCCGCCTTCACCGTGCTGCTCCACTTCTCCTTGACCTTTAATCATGTCTGCTTCCTCCTTGTATTTTTGTAATTGTTGCATTCCGTACATGAAACTATCGATGTGGTCTTGTTGTCCTTTGGTTAGAACCTCTTTAGCTCTAGGTATTCTTTCTTCCGTACCGTCTGGATAACATAGAACCCTCTCACCAGTCTCGTAATCCCAATACATAAATTTACATACTTTGTTTTTCATAATATAATCTCCTTTCAAGAAATAAAGAAAGAGCCTAAGCTCTATCCATGATTCGATTCCATAATTTTCGATCATCATCTTTAATTGTTTTTAGTAATTCTTCAACGTCGCTTTCGCATAGTCTTTGCCACTTCTCTTTATATTCAGGGAATTCAATCATTCTATCCATACAGTATAACACAGCCATACATACATCAACTACATAATAATGCTCAGAGTCATGCGTATAGTTCATTTTACATTTATAAATAGAACGAATTTCCTCAATATCTTCTCGCGTCAATTCTACACTTTTTCGCTTAAAAATCTTTCCTAATAATTTCATATAAATCATCTCCTAAAATTTATTTAATCTCTCATTATAACCTGTGTAATTTTCGCGAAAAAGAAAGGGTGTGTTTTCACACACGCCCTCGAAGCACAAAACTTAGTGCTTTAGATGTTAATATATTTGCACGTTCGAATCCTAATATCAAAACTATACCTAATATGCTACCTGCTATTTGGGCTACCGTGTCAGGTGAAACTTTCCATCTTCTCTTTTCAGACTTCATCTTCACAAGACGCTCGTAACTCGCTAACAAGTTTTCATACTGTTCAGTACCTTCTTGAACTTTTAGTAACTCGTTCTCCATACAATCAATTAACTGATCTAACTTACTTTGTTCTTTTACTTTCTTCGTGGCGAATAGTTTTTTCAACATACCCATCATCCTTTCAAGTTTTATTTTCTCTCATTATAGGGTTTGTTTTTCTTGCGAATTATTAGAATGTTGATCCGATTGATCGTCTTACCCAGTTTGCATCTGCAATAGTATTATCGGCAGTAGCAATATATTCATACGTATCATCAATATATCTTTCTCCGAATCCACCTACAGTTCCGTCAACTCCACCAGACATTTCAGTGTCGCCGAATGCACCGTTAGCCATTGTCTCAGACACTTCAATTGCGTTACCAATAACTCCTTTAACATCAGCAGTAACGGCAACTGTATCTCCAGCTCCGTCAGCACCACCAACTCCTTGCGTATCGCTAGCAGTCATAGCTGATACTAAAGCTGTAATAGCATTAGCCGCAGTACAATCAGCGCCGCTTCCAAGAGTTGCTCCTGAGAAGACGTTCGTACCAGCCGTGAATGTCTCCGTAGTATCTATTGCGTCCCCCGCAGTTCCACCTACTAAGGCTGTAACAGTCGAATCGTCAGAGGCAAAGTCTCCAAGACTAACGCTAGCGTTTGCTGTATTTACTTCATCAGTGCCATTTACCGCAGCAACGATGTTAACTTGGGTAGCCGCTACATCAACCCCAAGATCAATTTGTCCTTGCGCGCTAGCTGTATCAGCCGGAACGAATGTGTATTCCTCACCACCAAGGGTCATTGTGTCCCCAGCAGTTGGGTTTGTATCCACTGTCAAAGTGTTGGAACTAGCTGTCACAGACGCAGTAATATCAACTGGAATGTTACCTTCAGTTGTTACAGATTGAGCCGCATCAGCGCAGAATTCATAAGTATCGCTATCATCAACGGCAGGATTGTCAATTACAACAGTCTCACCATCAATAACTACTCCAGACACAGTCAATACCTCACTAGCCGCAACGGCGTTAACTGGTGTACCAGCAGTAGGTATCATTTCTTGAATCAAGTCACCAAAACCAAGCGTCTCCATTGGAATGTTTATTCGGTTAACATTATAAAGCTCTTTTGTTGTTAATTTTTCCATCTATACCCCTCCTATTATTTATTCCCTATATTTTCAATCAGTATAGGCAAGTATTTGAATATTTCTAAATCCCCTAAATCACCGTCAGCATCAGCCATTTCTTTAATTGTCTCAACTGCGCGGATCCAGTCTTCGCCGCGTCCTTTTGAGTTCTCCATGACTAATTCTTCGAAGGTCTTCTTTTTGTTGTAGTGTATGAATGGGCACTCAAGCCAATGACTCCAAGTACCATTAACAAACTCCGTTTCTACAACACCATATTTAGTTCCTTTTGCCTCAATAACCTTACCGTCGCCAATATAAACGCCGATATGACCTTTCTTATACACACACAAACCAGGAATATGCGGAAAGTCTCGTACTGGACCTTTCACTTTTGCTATTTTAAACATCCCATCAGCAGATACATCAGTAGCGGACCTATATTCTGGGCCAGACCCATTCCACCAATAATATGATTTGATAAGTCCTACACAATCAGCAGTACGACGTCCTACCCAGTTCTCGTGAATAAAGTCTTTGTACTTACCGACTGATGTTGGATATTGTCTCAACTTTTCAAAGAATATCATAGGAGTTAACACTTGTCCGAATGTCCCCCAGACATATCCCCATTTAGCTTTTTTAGCAGTAATACAATGATTGACTAAACCTCTATTATCTAACATAGTTACTCCTTTCTAAAACTTATTTTTAGATGTTGGATTATTCGCAGCAGCAAATATGTTATAAAGCGCATAGCCTATAACTATTAATGCCTCCACGAATTGATTCTCTATTTCGATATTGAAGAATTCCTTACAAGCGTAGCAGACTGCAAATATAATTGCGGTTCTCACTACAAAACTTTCACTTCTTTTTTGAATATCCATATTAACCTCCTACGACAAAGGCGCAGACCGTCTGCACCCAATGTCTAAGTAAGAATCCGAATGCACCTATTAATACCGTCCCAACCATTATTGATAGTGTAGTTAGAACTTTTGTTAGTACATCAATACGCTCCACCAATACTGGAATTTGACTTGTGCCATCTTCGAGATTAATGATTCGTTGTCGATATGGACAGTTGTTTGGATCTGGACACATTTAATAATCACTCCTTAATTGTTAAAATTATCCTATCCAACATTCGCGTAACTTATCAACGATTCTAGGATAAAATCGAGCAGTTCCTAACTCATTAGGATGAACACCATCAGGGGCAAACTGAGCAAGAGTTAAAGGGTTTAAACCACCTATAGTATATAAATCAATATACGGAATACTATAATATTCGCAATTTTCTATAATGGCGGCTCTATATTCGCTCATGAAAACCCCAGAACCATTCGCGCCATTTCGATTACTTTGTAACGGTGTCATAAATACAATTATCGGCGCGTTTGGTCTAGCAACTAAATCCTCAATAATCGCTTTTATTGCTCCGTGAAATGTCGATAGATCGCTATCGTTTAATGTTCCAATAGGCGTCGTATACAACCAATCATTTACCCCAGCAAAGATAGTCCATATATCTGCGTCTGCATACCCCGGATTTCCATTTAACCCCGCAACTCGCTCAACAACACTTAAATTAGTTAAGTAGGAATTATTGATCGCCATGGTTGATGACGATAGTCCGCAATTCGTAGCGGTTAAACCTAAAGCCGATTCAATTGGTGTAATATATCGACCTTGTTCTGTAATACTATCACCAACAACATTCCAAGACAATCCTTCCAACATATAAACTAATGGTTTAATTTTATTAACATCTATACTAACTTGATCGTTTATAGGTAGCCCATAGGTTACATATTGCATCATTGGCGTTGATACCGTTTCAGGGGTGGTAGCTCCCATTATTTTTCGAGTCTTCCAATTAACTATCGATGTCGCTTCAGTCAGCATATCTATCTCTGCAAAATTGGTCCATGTAATAAGATCGGCACTAATATCTATTTTGATAAAATCGTATTCCCAGTAAATATGCACATAGGTATTCAAGTCTATTGCTGGGGTAATTGATATATCGACTATGCGAATCGCACTTCCTAAATCAGCTAAACGAACACTCCAAGGAGAACCTATAGCAATAGCCGTAAATGCATCATATGCGTCCCCACCAATGATAATCCAATCATCCGCTCGTATATGCTTAAAACAAATCGATACTATACCTTCTTTAAAAAATAATGGGTAATGACTTGTTGCCCATCCGGAAGGCTTGTATAGTTCTACTACTTGACTAGAGTCAATGCTGAATGTCGCTTCGCTCGCATCGCAATCCGACACGAGTAACGATTGACCCTTATTCTCCAACTGTACGATATCAGATTCTATCTGCACTACGTCCGATTCTATCTGCACTACGTCCGATTCTATCTGCACTACGTCCGATTCTATTTCGGTTATTCGGTTTTCATGTGTGCGTAACTTATAAATATCCGCATTTAAATATCTACAGCCGAATATGCCTTTTATAGGATTGAAATTTGCAATTTGAACGACCCCTCCATCGACCCCCGCAGTGTACCCAGCGCCTTTAATATATATACGTATAGCTTCAGCGCCAGCAGGTATTTCGGTCGGATCTAAATAGGTACTAAATGCTGCGGGGACGTCTTCCGATACTGGAATATAATTAGACTCATATATCTTGGTTAGGCTAGTATTGATAACACTATATATCTCGACGTTAAAACTTTTATTAGCGGTAGATGCTAAAAAGTTAAACCCTAAAAATAAGCCTTGACTTAGACACTTTTGTATATCGGCATTATTTATAAAAAACTCTAGTAATGTTCCGGAGGGATAGTTTATATGCAGATCTAAATTTATAGCTCGCGTCGCAAACTCGAAATGAGCAGTGTCTTCGACCGTCATAATATTTCCAAATTGTGCGGCATAAAATCCAGTCGTAGGCCCGTCTCCAGAATCATCACTAATTATAGTTAATACGTCTTCGTCATATGTTGGATCGTCATATATAAAGTCCGATGCTAAGGATGCCCCAACATTAAACCCTTGTTTCAGCTCATCATCATTTTTTGCGTATACAATACTATTATCAGATATTTCGGCGGCTTGATACGTTCCACCATCAGTCCAACTAACACCATTCCAATAGTACCAATGTCCATCTGCGGAAACGATGTATATATTAGTGTCGCCGGACGGGTAGGCGGCTTCTAATGCGCTTAAAGTTGCATATACCCCCGCCGGAGATGCGTCTCCTATATTGGCTATTGCTGTCTGAACAACCGATAAATCATTTTCGATCGTGCCCAATCGAGCGTTTTCAGTTGTATACATTTCATCATTAACTGCGCTATACCTCAAATCCGCACGAGATAAAATAAAATCCGCACCATCAAAGTCGACATCATAGGTATTACCTATAATTAATTCTCTACCAGATAATGGCGTTTTAACTCCAGAATTATTAATTATTTGTAATGCGTAGGTTGTGTTCTCGTACGTTATTGATACGGCAGAGGTATTGGTGTTAGAAACTGTTAGCTTAAATTTTAAACCAGCAACTAAATCGAATTCAAGCTCCGATTCTATTTCTAAATCATTTGTTCCGGTTGCTGTAATTTGAAACACTCCTATACTGCTATTAATACCTACATTAACGAGGTTATTTATTCGACTATCTAACTCTTGGACATCTACGTCTACAGAATCAAACCCATCATTAATTTTATCATACTCATCTTTGATCTTATTCGAGCCGACCAAATTACAATATTTATTGCTCATTCTTTACCGCACCTCCTTCTTTAAGAAGTAATACTGCGTTATAGGAGTCATCGACAACCGTCATACGATTGGCAATTATCTCCGCACCAGAATTATCTCCAGCGGCTTTTAGCGCAATATAATCAAGTTTAAGCTCCATATACTTACGTTCGTACTGTTTCAATCGTTGCTCTATCGCGTTTGATTTCACTTCATTACTAATTTCCATACATTCACCTCCTATGTAATTTGATGGGCATGACTCCCTCCCGAATTTACCGATACGCTATGACTATGCGAACCGCCACTTGTAGTTGTATAGGCTGTGCCATCGACAGTCACACTATGCGTATGTCCGCCAGCACTACCACTACTAGCTCCGTGATTATGAGATCCCCCAGAATTTGTTACTAAATTGTAAATATTACAACTCACAAAATTCCAATCGCCCTCAGGATATGTGGGAGCATATGTGCCACCTAAAGACATTCCTGTAGAATCTAACGTACCCCGTATTGCAAAGTTGTTGTAATCGTCATAGAATTCTACCAACGGCGCATCACGATGATACAAATATAAATCTACAATACCGGTTGGAGTCATTTGAAAATATAAACCACTTATCTTTTCGTCCGACGTAACACCAGCAAACTCCCCATTGCTCAATTCAATGCGATTCGTACCTACTTCTCCAGTTCGAATTGTAGATCCTGTAATAATAGCTTCAGAAGTAATATCGCCTCTAAAATATGCTTTACCACTTGAGTCTATTTCGAAGGTTTTTATCCCCGTAATGCCATCGTATGCACTAATACCAGCATTATCTATACTTACATAACTACTCCCCAATAAGTCATTTCTAAAATCGGCTTGTCTAATGGTTGATACGCCATCGTTCGTCACCTTAAATAACTCGGTTGCGTCGTGAGTTATAGAGAATGCGGTATCTAAATCAGGAGCCATCTTTATCTCGGTCCCCTCATTTAGAATATTCACCGTGCCATAGAACAAACTCTCATCGTCAATCTCTATAGATTTTGCTTGTATACGCCCTTCTGTATCGACGTAGAAGTTACGAACATAACCAACCCCCAAATCAGAATATATACTAATCCCCTCGGTTGCGTTCATCACAGTCTTTGCTTTTTCATCAGAACGTTCTGCTACATACCCTTCGTCTGGCCCGATACGACAACCGTTATAGATCTTTTCCTTTGTCACGGTCTTTGTTTCAATCTCATCAATCTTGTGGGTTATTAATTCAATCACATTTACAAGTTCAATTCGAACGTTGGTTTCAAATATAGGATTGTACTCAATTGATAGGACTTGATTCTCAATATCAATATTCATCATCTCATCAATTACTCGTACTGTATCGCCTAGACTTATTTGCTCTAAGTCCTGATAGCCCTTTGAAATATACTCGGTGCTATTCTTCATAGAAACCATATCAACATCGTAATAGGTCTTTAACTCACCACGATTCTCAATAATCTTAGTAACTGCTTTGAGATTTTTACCAAGTCTTATTTGAAAATGGTTGTTTTGACCTATTGAGTTGAGAATATTGATTGTGAATCCGTCATCACTAAAGGATATCTCCCCGCCAAGCGTATTAGCAATCTCGGTGACTAATTCCTTCTTAGTTATTTCTTCATTTACAGTGATGGTGATATTGTCCGTAAATTCAACAGTACCAGCAGAGAAATCAGTACCTGCTAATACATCCGCTAACATGGATGCTGGAGAACCCGTGTACGTGTAAACTTCATATAGGTTATCTTCACCATCTTCTAATCTATAATGGACGTGTTCACATTCCATCTTGTATACAATATCAATATTATGTATCTGCTCAATATAAGAAATATCAAACATTTGATCATCTATCTTTATCACATTACCTGCTTGGAAATATTCACTTTTCAAATCTTTTTCAAAAGCCTCAATGGTTAGAATATACTTACCATTTACAACTCTTGATATCTGAGCTGTATCTTGTATAATATTATCTAACACCGCAAGTAATTCTCCTGAACTGTTATATAGTTTTGGAAACAATTTATCACCTCCTTATAAATATTCATTCTTGTAGTCGAACGTTAATGTTATGGGCTCGGTAAATGTGCCAAGAATTGCAAATAAGTTCTCGCCTGGATCAATTTCTAAGAACTCGCCTTCAAACTTACTCATTTGGGATGTCTTGACGCCACCCGATTCGCTATATACGACATAATCTTTACAATCAATATACAACGTACCATTAAGCCCCGTTATTGTCATGTGCTCGATTCGTAATTCATCCGCCACACCCTCAACTTTAATTATTGGTAGTGCTTTATATGTTCCGGCGTTCATTACAGATATCACGTTCGGAATAGTAAGTTCAAACACTCGTTCGTAGCCTATCCATGGTAAATCGGCGTATTGAAGTAACGCGTCGGAATCTTCCCAAGTCATATCACTATTGTAGAATAGCTGAGTCTGATTCGGACGACATTCGAACTTGATTGTGAACTCGTCAATTGGGAGTTTGTATCCCATAATATTAACGTCTATGTCAGATACCGTCTTAACTACGTCGTAAGATACATCAGGCTCGTAATCGAGGATCAACGTCCCCGTGTTACGTAACCATTGACTGATAAGTCGCATGTTCTTACGACGATGTAATATCAAATCATCTACAATCTTACATTCAAACTCAAGTTCGATGTTGTCGTATCCAGAATCTTCAAATATAACTTCCGCATCTCGTCCTTGCACTTTTACTTTCTTTGATTTCTTAGTAGGGATTCCGGTTATAGATTTTGTCTTAACGCAAATCCCAAATGTATCACTATGCACATCATTAAAAGTTAATCCCATTCTATTACCCCCTACTTTCATTTCTTTGTAACAACTGTAATTGTCTCGCTATTCGTTTAACATCCGCATCTTCTCTAACCACAAGACTTGAAATGTTGAAATTATTGTTTACGCCACTTCCATTTTGACTTGTTGTCCGAGGCGTTTGTGATGGTTCGCTAGGTATTGTTCGAGGTAAGATCGGTCTGTAGGCAGATAAGCCTAGAAGATCTTTATTCGCATTGAAGTCAGACATATCCAAGACTGGTGTAATTACAGGACGTAGATTAATGTCATCGTTGATGATGGATAGGATATTGTTGATGGCTTGTGTTATGCCCTTCTTCATTAATTCCGCGGTATCATCAATCGCCTTTACGAGTTGCCCTGACATATTTTGGATACCTGCAATTAAACCTTTAATTGTGTACTCGCCAATAGCCATAAACTCTTTTGACGGGGACTCAACTCCAAGTGCGTCTTTAGCGGTCTGTAAAATTTCTTCAGCCATCTTACCAGTTTCTTCTACGGCGTATATTGATTCGTCTTTCATACCAGTTACATACCCGCCAATAACATTGGATGCTAGTCCAGACCAATCAGGCGCATTGATCTTTTTAATCATATTATCACACATTAATTCCGTTTCAAACTCTGCTGCGCCTCGCATATTACCTATTTCACTCGCCCAATCACGTTTAAGTTGCTTCATGGCAGATGTAGTATCATCAACGACTGTCATCATCTGACCCGACCAAACTTTAACGTATTCGTTAAGCTCCACTGAAGCAGCTTTCGTTAACTCTTGGATCTTTGTAACTGTCTCCGTACGCATACCTTCTAATTCCTCGGTAGCTTGTGTCTTAGCTAATGCATGTTTACTTCTCCATAGAGATGTATACTTAGTAAGTTCTTTATCTGATAGTTGTGTTAGGGCATCGATTTCTTGTCCTGATTTAGGCCCTAGTTTACGAAGTTCTTGAATTAGGTCTTCACCAACACCTCTAGCCGCTAACTTATCAATATCAACTTGCCAATTCTTAAATGCTTTAACCTGACCCTGTAAGTTATTGAGTAACTGGGTACCTTTGATCTTGTCTTCCTCTTTCTCTGGAAGTTTAATCTCATCAAACAACCCATAAGCAGAATATAACGTATCAGTTCTTGACGTTACAGCATTGTTGTATTCGTCCGTCACAGACTTAATATCTTGCTTTAACTTATCATGAATAGATTTAGTTTTATCGTAATATTCTTCCTCGAGCGCAATACGTCGATCGTTTGCTTCTTGTTGCAGCTTATCCATATCCTGAATATACTCATTATTAGCGTCTCGTATCTCTTGCTCAACTCTAAATATCTCACGATCTGCTTTCTTACGCATGTCTGAGTCTTTCTTAACTGAGTCTCGAATCTTTTTATGTGCGGCTAATTCCTCGGTTAACGCTAATTCATTGTAATATTTTTTCTCATCAATTAAATCAATCGATTTATCATAAGAATCCTGCTCGATCTCATTTCGTACTCGATATACATCTTTATCAATTTGCTTACGTTCTTCTGAGCCTTCTTCATATATTTTTTGTAAGTCTTGATATTCTTTTAGCTCTTCTTCTAAGCTTAATTGTTTATAATATTTACGATTATTTATTGATTCGATCGCCTGATTATACTCATCTTTATAACTTTTCTCTTTCTCACCTTCATCTCTTTGCCTAATGGCTTTCTCAACACGATAAACCTCTCGAGCAGTCTTCTTACGATACTCTGCATATTCAGAGAATGTCTTGTTTAGGAATTGCCATTCTTTCAATTCTTCGTCCAACGAAAGCTTATCGAAATACTTACGTTCTTCAATTGAGTCTACGGCCGCATCGAAGGCATCTTTAACCGACTTAGCGGTTTCTTTTGTAGCCGCAGCAGTTACTTTCTTACTAGAATTGGTAATTGCCTCTACGACTTCAGGAGTTCCTTGCTCAATTCCTAATTTCTGCCCACGCATCAAATATAAACCGATCTTTCTAAATATTTCGGATGGAGAGTGGGTATCAAACACTTCTTCTGCCGCGTCAATTACTTTTAAACCCATTTTACTTACTGCTCTGACTACGGGATTTGAATTTTCTGAAATCCCATTCTCTAGGCCAGCAATAACGTTCTTTCCGATATTTTCAACCTCAGCATATACTTTGTCTGGGATTTTCTTAAGTTCTTCTAATAACTTATTACCCCAACCAAGCGCTATTCTTGCGATTTCTTTTAAGACCAAGTCACTACTTAACGTAAAAGCATTCATAATCGCAACGTTGAGTCCCACTATTGCGCGTTGGAGCTCTTCGCTATTCTCACGAATTGATTTCTCTACCTCGTTTATGAAGGTTATTGTAAATTCATATGCTGCATCTACAACCTCGTCCATTGTTTTTGCCATACCGTTTAGCATGTTAACGATCATCATATTTCCAATTATTGTAAGCTCCTCGATATTATCATTCAATCCTCGCATAAAATCTAGTAGTATTTGATATCCATACTCATTTATAGTTGGTGAGTACTTAGCAAAAGATTTAAGAAGTTCGTTTGTGATTAAAAATGTTATTTCGCCTATTTTAGGTCCTAGCGACGCAAGCGCATCTAATAGTTGATCAGTAAGGTCTACCGCCCACTTGACCATTTTTGGAGTTACTGATATTAGCCCATCCCACAGTTTGTTTAAGGAATCGTTAAATACTTGAATGAACATTGGAATAATAGACATGACGCTTGTAAAACTGACAACTATAGCTGGTCCACTAGCAGCGATTAAAGTAAATAATGCCACCATCGCCGTGACTAATAATGCGGTTCCGGCAGCCATAGCCCCCATCCCAATTGCAGCGACTCCTACTGCTACTCCTAATAAGGCTATTGCGCCTGCGATTCCAAGAATAACTGGTAATAAAGGTCCTAAGAAATATGCGGCGACACCTAAAGTTGTTAGGACGCCGACTAATGCTCCTAATCCTATTATTGCTCCGCCTAAAGATATAGACCCAATCATCTTTAAGGCTGGGGCCATAGCAAGTAGCGCTAGCGCAACACCAATTAATACGCCCGTACCAACGGTGCCTGCTTGTAATGAATATACCGCGGCTACTAATATAGCTAACGATGCCGCCATTACAGTTAAACTACTCTTAATTTGTTCCCAGGATATAGTTGATAGCATCGTAAGACTATCGGCTAATATCAATAGCGAACCGACTGCCCCGATTAATGTACCTACATTGGTAATTGCGGTAGCAGGCATTAAAAGTAACGCGGCATTTAATATAGCTAGCGAGCCACCTAAAGCAGTAAGACTACGTTTGATTTGATCCCAACTTAGTTTTGATAACGAGGTTAGAACATCAGACACCGTTACTAATGACTTAGATAAGATCTTCAACGCCATACTTCCTAAAAATGCTTTCTTTGAAGCACTGTTTATTAAATTGAAGAAAGATATGATAGACAGGATACCGCCCATTGCAACTAACCCTTTTTTGATATTTAATATCGACATTTTACCAAGCTTCTCTACAACGCCCGACAATATCGTTAACGCAGTAGCAACCGCTATTAAATCAAGAATGTTTAAAGCCCCCATCTTGATAGGCCTTAAAGACTCAAATATAACAATGCCTCCTAGTAATATACCAATACTTAATAATCCTTGCTTCAATTTATTAATATCCATCTTACCGAATGTTTCTACGGTTGTTGCAAATCGGTTTAAAGTTGCGGCTAATATAAACAATTTAGCCATATCAAATAATCGTATTTTAACACCTTTGGCTGCTAGGGAGAATAAACTCAACTCAATCATTATTGCGCCTATAGTGCCTAACCCTTTAATTATTTGTTTAACGCTTAATATGCCAATTGTAGACATTGCGTCAGCTAACATTCCGATTGCTTTACTTAATATAACCATACTTAACGCGCTAGCTAAGAACGATACGGCATTTTTTGACATTAGGGCAGACGTGGCAACTAATAATGTTAATAATCCGGCGACGCCGATTAACCCTTTAACTATACCATTGAACGGTATCTTTGCTATTTTAGTTAATGCTGAGGCTAATATCAATATCGCGGCGGATATAGCGATCATAGTTATGATTCCTTTTGTAATCCCCACCATTCCAGCAATTGACAGTTTATTTAACGCTATCATAGCGGCGAATAATTCGGCAATCAAAGTACCTATTGCAGATAGAGCAAGTAAAGTTTTCTCACTATCTACCTGCGCAATTAGTAAGAATGATAATGCTAACAAGCCAATTGCGGCGGCAATCTTTATTAATGCTCGGGCTTTTAACTCGTTCTGATAAGCTATTAAGCTACCTTTAATCCCATCTAATACCCCACTAACTTGTTTTTGTAGTCCAGCGAAGTCTTTAAACATGTTTGTAATACCGGTTGTAAAGACCTCAATGATGCCACTAAGCCCTCCTGTAGTTTTAGACAGTTTAGACGCAAACGTAACCAAAGTTAAACCGAACGCTGTTACGATTCCGCTATTTAGTATTGAGAATACCTCTGCGACGTTTAATACAGATAAGAACTCTCGAATAGCGTTAACCATCTTCATGGTTGCTCCGTATACTACAACTCCTGCGTATTGAAATATAACAAAGAGTGCGACGACGGCTTGTATCATTTTGTATACCCCGGCCTTAACAAGTTCCGCTTTATCATTAAATACTTCAAAACTTTGAGCAATGTTATCTATAATTTGAGCTCCATCCTCCAACCTAGAGTCAATAAATGATTGTAATAGCGCTTGTATGGTCACGATTACAATTTTCATTAATGTTCCGATTGGTTTGAGTGCTTCTGCCCATTTGTATAGGGATGCGGTTATGTTTTGTACTGTGAATACGCCACGATCTAAGTCGAAGAATAACTGACCGATAGATACTAATAGGTTTAAGGTGGTTTCTCCTAAGGGTGTTAAGTTTTCAACTAGAAACTTTACCCCTTTAGCGGCAACCACAACGGCTTTACCCAACATTCGTACTACTGAGAACAACCCCTTAAATATAGTCTTTATCTTGTCTGCTAAATCGGCTCCTATTTTGAGGCCTGCTGTGAAGTCTCTAAATCTATTTGATGCGGTTACTAAATCTCCACCAGTTAGAGGTTTGAACACCTCAGCAAACGCCTCTTCTATTGGTTTTAAGACATCCGCGATAAGTATTAGGACGTTTGAGATTCCTTCTAATACGGCTTGTCGTCCACCTTGTTCGTCCCAGAATTTAAATAGCTCAGTTCTAGCCTGTGCAGATGCAGATATAACCTCACCAAAACCTTCACTAATAGAGGTCCATAATGCGGTGGATTTATCTTTACCACCTAAGATTGCCTCCCAAGTTTGAGCCCATCCAGATCCCATAGTTTCTTTCATAACGCCTAATAGTTTGGTAAAGGTCGTAACGTTTGTTGCTGCGGCAAGTAATGATTTATCCACAGCCATCTTTTTCATTGTTTCGATGAAGACTTCAGTTGTTAACCATCCGTCTTTTAATGAATTTCTGAATGGCACCGTTTCATCTCTAAATATACCCATTTCATTAGCCGTTTTCTCTAACGCAACCCTTAATTTCTCACCAGCTAGCCCTGCAATTTCTAATGACTTCCAGTCGATTAGTTGGAAATATCCTCCCGGCCTTAATGCTTGTGAGATTTGATAGGTCGCTCCAGCCATTCTTGTAGCATCCACACCAAAACCCGCAGCCACGTTACTTATACCTTTTATAGCAGTTACTGAGTCTTCTAGCCCAACTCCAGCCGCAGTAAACTTACCGATATTATCGGTCATTTGCGCAAAGTTGTAGATCGTTTTATCTGCATACGTATTCAATTCGTCTAATGCAGCGTTTACCTGATCTAGCGTGGTGCCTTTGCTTTCGGTATTAGTCAGTATTGTTTGGATAGAATTCATCTTCAACTCATACTCACTTAGGCCGGTTAATATTGGATCTACCGTTAAGGCCGATGTAATACGCTCGCCAAGTCTCATAGCAGAGTTGGTTAGATTCTCTATTACCGTAAATCCTACAACTCCTAAAGCGTTAAATTTTGATGTCGCCGATCCTATAGCATGTATTACACTATCGAGGGAAAACCGACCTGCTGATTTTTCAAACTGATTGAATCCTTTTGCTGCATTCTGTAAATTTAGACTGCTTTTTAATCGGTCTAGAGATTTCGTACTCGTACTTATATTACGTTCAAATTGCTGATTGTCAAATCGCATCTGAACAATTCGTTCATCAATAGATCGAGTCATATACTCATTACCTCCCTCCATAGTTCAATACTTAGCTTATCAAATATGGGTCGTAGTGTTGGATTGATAAAATCAATACCTTCTACATAGCCACCACTTCTAGTCGCATGCCCATACTGAATTAATATGGCGATTGGAGTTTTACCTTCTTTGTTCGTATTGTACCACTCAAGTTTAACTCCACCGCGGTCTCTTATAATCTCGTAATACCATGATTCCGAGGTTTTACCTGTATCTTTCGGTGTAGTGGCTCTTAAAGCAGCGATTCCTAATTCGCCATAGCGTTTAAATAAATGTAAATACTTGCGATCTATCTCCGACGCGTTCGTAAAGAACGTATCGGTCTTTTTAAATTTACCACGATGTACGAAGCTTATAGCCATATTATCACCCCTTCGTGTTATACTGTGCTCTGCGTTGACTATTTAAAGATCTATTTCTAGCCGCGATTTCTTTTTTGGACATCTTTTTCTTAGGCGCATTCTTTTCATTACATACGCTAATCAACATCAACAATCTATTTAAATGCCATTTTTGACATTCGAAGGGTATGGTATGAGCAACCATCCAGTAATATATTACTTCCGAAGTTATAATTTCATTTGATTGTTTATTCTTGCTATTTATGGTTGTTGCTGTCATCGGACTTTTGATATATTCTTGAATTTCGTCGATTAATTCCGATGGTAAAGCGGTACTTATATATGTATAATCGACATTATTATTTATTACCATACAATAAATGTAATAGAGTGACTCCTCTAATGTCTTTTCGGTTTTAGATAGGAATGGTTTATTCCATTTTGACTCCCATTTTGAAATTGCGATTAGGGAATGCTCTAGTTGTAATGTGTGCTCTTTGAATTTTGTAAATAGGTTAAGTTTATCATTATAAATTTCTATTTCAGGTATTGTAATTGTTAACATTCCCTAACCTCCTTCTTTTATTTTATTTGGGGTACGATTCCATTAATGAATGCTGCGGCTTTCTCATCGCTTGTGGTCAGCTCCATGAATAAGTTACTATATGCTTCTGTTTGAATGAATTTATTCAATACCTCCTCATTCTTAACAAAACGCTTACCGTCCAAAGATTTTTCACCATAAGATAAGTTAATTATTTTCTTGAATGTTTCCATGATTCTTTTCACATCGTTCTCTTGGACTAACTTTTGCATTAGCTTTGATAGTCCTCCGTCGTTACTTAATTCCAATTCAGTTAATTCCATTTTTGTTAGATTGAAGTAGAAATCCTCTTCCCTCTCGTTTCCATCATAATCGGTGTATTTGATTGTTTTTTTAATCATTTCACTCTCTCCTTTCGAATTTTGGTTTTTATTTGTTATTTGTTATTTGTTCCTAATACTTGTCTGTGTGCTCGGTCTTGAACTCTTTTATCGAGCCATAATAAAGCATCCTCGATATGGGTTAATGCGATTGCGTTTTCTCGGCATTTATACGCTTGTGTTTGAAATGTCTGAAGTCGGTGTCGAACAATTTCTAATAGGTCAACATCAAGACATCCAAAAGTTGAATCCTCTTCATTTCTAGGACCTTTTTGGAAGTTTATTTCCAATTGTTCGTGTGAATTTTTAGCCGCGATTAAATATTCATGGCATGAATCTTCTTTTACGTGTACATCGTTTAATACTTCATGCTTTTGTATCCTGTCTAATTTTGTGTATGTTTTCATTTTTTCGCTCCTTTAATCTACTTTGTCGCATTTAATAGTCTCCATTATTCATACTTTCTAATCTAGGTGTTTCGCCTTCGGTGCTAATATACACTCCTGGAATATACGTTAATGCCTCTGCTACGGAATACGAACCATCTGGATTTCTTTGTTGGGTCGTTACCTGCATAACACATCCATCCGGACAATTACATACTTTTGTAGATTTCATAAAGCCCTCGTTGTCACTGGACGCCTTAGCTAATAATACCCATACGTCATCTCCGTAAATTTTTAAATCTTTAATGTTTTGTCTGTCTGGCTTATCGTCTGAAATATCAAGTTGTCTCATCTCTTTCTCTCCTTTACTTTTTTCTATGACCATTTTTACTCACTATTTCCTCAGCAGACTTAAATGAATTATTTTGTTCTGAGTTCTGAGGCTGCGTGAGGTTTTGCATTTGTTGCTGGAAGAATATCCTATCTTGTGCTTGTATTGGCATGTTTAGAATAGTTCTTATAGCATCGATGGTGCAATTTATAGCTACGCGTTTATAATCTTGATTATTCATGTCGATTAACATATTACAAACACGTTGTTTCTCTTCTTCTAATTGTTGAAAATGCGCATTGTTGTAATTCATGATAAATACTCCTTTATATTAAAAAGGGGCTTTTACACCCCTTTAGTTTTCATTACTAGCAGTTAGGAGATAAGTTTCTATTTCCCATCATTGATTGTACTACATTTACTACTTCGTTGATTGTGATTCCGCCGTTACTTCCATTTTGATTTCCGCAACCTACTACTTCATATCGAGCAGATGGTTTAGGACAACAGAATGAGTTTACTTCGGCTTGAAGTCTATTGGTCGTTTGCCCAGCAAGAATTTTGTCATCACGAAGATCAGCAATCTTTTGAGATAATAGATCTCTTTCTAAATTATCGATCTTGTTATCTAACGCGTTAAATCTAGCTGCATTATTCATTTCTAATGAACTGAATCGAGCGTTATTGTTAACTAGAGAATTATTGAAACTATTGTTCAAATTCATGCTATTCTCTACTTGTCTCATTGTGTTGCTTTGGTTAAGATTCGCAAATCCAGCGTTCAATCTTCCGCATAATTCAGATTCGCTTCTAACAATATCGCTATTGTTTCTTAATACGTCTCTTTGGATTTGTTGGTTTTGGTCGAATGCGATTTATCAAGTAATTGACCTTGTCTTCCGTATCCACCATAATATCCGTCGCTGATTGTTGGTACAATGTTTGAAGTTGTTGTTAACATTTTTTCATCTCCTCCTTGATGGTTATCATATACCTCATCCTTGTGGTACATTTCTTCAATTTTAGCGTGTGTTTCTTCTGATACTTCGTAATGTTTCTTTTCTTCAGGCGTCATTTTTTCACCTCCTTTCTAAAACTTTAAAGGTGGTGCTTTTTAATTAGACCCTCCACGGTCCCTAAACGCAGAGGGTCAGTTGATATAAGTAATTTCTTAAATATGATACTGCTGAATAAGTTACATCTTTGTATAAAATTATTTGACTACTACTTTAAATAAGCTGAAAACTTTACATTAATTTAATTCGTGAATTTCTTAAAGAATATTACTACGCTGCTGCTGTAGTAAAGTCTTTAACTTGGTTGGTCAACGATTGTGCGTAAATATCCGCAACGTTCGCTATAACAACTAAGTATGTTGTACTGTTTGCAAGGTCCACAGTCGGTGTGAATGTAAGGATCTTCTCGGTGGAATCCAATGAGAATGCTCCCGCCACAGGTACGCCAGCCGCAGTTGTTACTGTGATGTTGTAATCAACGATTGCATTGTTGAATGTCATCGTAATAGCGCTATCGATAGCAACGTCTGTTTCAGCATCTGCAGGGTCAATAGTAGATAATGCAAGAGCTGATGGAGCTGCGCCGTCAAATAACGTCTTGATTTCATTCGGTAACGGTAATCTAGGATCTACGCCCTCAGTTCCGTATAAGATATCTTCTAAAGTTGCTAGCGTTGTAGCATCACATTTAGTAGAATCAATTACAACAGAAGCTGTTGGTTTTTGATCTGTTACTGATACTGGGGTGGTTGACACTTCCCATGAGAAGTTGATTGCTTCTGGTGAATCATTGATTGTTTGGTACGCTTTCTCTGATGGAGCAGCTAATGCCCCATAGATCAAATGTAACTTATAACCGTACTCTTCACCATCAACATCGTTACCAACTTCAGTTCTGTAACACATACCGAATTGTTGTCTTGATTGCTGCCCAATAGCAACGCCAGTAGCTAAATCTACGCCACCATCACAAGCTTCAAATTCTGCTGGATACGTGAACGCTTCGATTGTTGCGGCGAATTCCTCTGTAGATAACAAGTTAAGATACTTAATGTTATCCGCATAGATTGGAGTTGCTTCTGCACCAGTAGGTGATTCTGAAACGTTAGTTAAACCATTCCATGCCACACCTAAAGGATATGTACCACTTGAAGATTGTGGATACAACACTCCATTTTTAACGCCAGTTTCATATAGTCTTTCACCGGTAGCATCCCACGAAAGTCTAGACATGTTTCATTCCTCCTTTAATAATAGATGTTATAAACATCATGATGTAAATTTTTACTTACATAACCACGATCGAATGCACATGAGGGCAGATTCGACACTAAGTCCAATATTGGATCGTCAGGTTGCCTCGATATGACCGTCAATTGATATCCGATCGCTTTTTTATAAGGTTTATTGTTAGCATGCGAGATGGCTAAATTGGAGCGTCGATAGCGTATACATGGATACTCCATTTTATAACTCTCAGGCGGTTGATAATATACCTCGGGGGTAATGCCGAGTAAAATTGCATGTAATTCAAGCCTCGTCCCCATTATAGACACCTCCCAAACTAAGAATTAATCTGGGCCTACTCACAGTAACATTAGTCACCTTCCAGTAAACCCCAGACCATTTAACATATACAATTTGCAGAAAGTTGTCGTATGCGAAAGGATCTGCAACAATACTAATCTCGTGATTAACTTGAATATTATCATTCGATCCTCCGCTTCCGACCATTCGCCTGGATAACTTCACAACGTCTCCGGTGTACATTTTTTCAGTAATCTGAGGCGTCCAGCACCCAGGCGTAGTTTCGACGGTCTCAGAATAACCTACTTCACCATAGAATCGTCCCATTTTGAATTCCCCCTATTAACCTGCTGCTTGTAACTTCTCAACAGTCATAGCTGATTTAGGCTTAGTCAAACATCCTGACATTCTACCTTCCATCAAGTATTTGTATTGGTTGAAGTCAATGTCGAAATCGTCGAATGTTGAGATTTTACCACCTTTGTCAGCACCAACTGTGTAATCTTTAAGATTAACGATGATTCCGATTAAGTCGTAAGTATCATCTCCGTCTTCACGAGTTTGATTCTCCATAACTTCTACTTCAACAATCTTAGACACTCTTAAAGCAGCAGCTACTTCAGCTTCTGTCTTATAAAGTCTGTGCCCTGTAGTATCTTTCAATAACAACAAGTCTGTTAAAGTATCAGCAGTTGTGTAGAAAGTAGGTCTTCCACTTCCTTTGTAGTTCTTTCTAGCTCTTAAGATAGCATCGATCATATCGTTGGTATCTGCGTCAGAAGCTAATTGGATTTTGTGGTTGTAGAAGTCAGCATCTTTATAGATAGGACGAATGTTTGATTCGTTGATTTTATTGTCATGGTCAACAGCTCTTCCATCTCCAACTAAGATTGCTCTTGCAATTTCCTCATCCAACATCATTCTCATTTCCATCTTTAACCAAGCAACTACCTCCATATCAGTGATATCGATGATATCATCTCTATCTAACTTTTGTTTCTTATAGATAGTAGTAGGTGTTGTTACACGCTTACTTAACGCGAACACTTCGTCAGTTTTCTCGTTACCAGTAGTGTAACCTTTTGCTCTTGCTTCATCCGCTGTAATATCCGCAGACATACTTTTGATTCTTGAGAATGGTGATTTGTGAGTTCCGCTAATTACGCCAGACACCCACTCAGTAACTCTTTTCTCAAAATCAGGAGTGTTTCTAATCTTTTGGGCATCTGGGAATAAATAGTCGATGTTATCGATACCGTAAGTTCCCGCATGCTCTAAGAAGGCTTTCTTCAAAGAACCACTCTCTCTAGCTGATTTAAAGATATTAACAACATCTTCGTGAGTTAGTTCTGTTTTAGAGTGTTTTAATTCTTTTTCGTCTTTCTTATCAAATACGTTTTTCTTCATTCCTTCTCCTCCTTCATCATGGTTTAGATCTTTTTCAGAATCATCAGCATCGCCAGTTACACCTTCTGAGTCATCAGATTGTTTCATATCGCCATCTTTGCCGGCAACCGCATCAACGGCGTGAGACATGATAGCATATACCGCAGTCTTTTGTTTCTCATCTAATGTATTGAATACGTCACCGATAGTTTCTCCGGATCCGCCTTCTTGATGCTCGATTTCGCCACCTTCTTGAATATCAGATTCTCCGTGGTAGATAACTGCCTCAGATTCATCCACATAATCAGATCCATCAGCGTGTTCTATTGCGATGTTATCAATATGTGCTCCTGGATTAGCTCCAGCCATAACTAAACTAGCTTCTCTGATAACCCCGTGTAATACATCACTAACGACTTGTCTCAATTGATTAGCGTGGATTGATAACGCCTCGATATCTTTATGCTTAACTAATGCTTTAGCATTTTGTGCACTTGGAGTATCATTAAATGTGGCGTAACCATACACACCATCATCCCTATGTTCTAAAATAACATGTCCTAGAACATTAGATGGGTCTTTCTTAAAATGCTGCCATACCAAAGGAATCTTTGCGCCGTCTTGATGCTTGAATGCGTTAGGCTTAATAGTTCGTCCATCAGAGCATCGAATGTTGTACTTAGTGACATAGCCACTAAAATCAAACTTCTTTGACATCCTTTTCCTCCTCCTTTATCTCTTTTTTAATATCAGAAGCGGGAATTTGCTTTGCCTCTGGGATATTTTTGTTTCTTAATTCATCAGCTTTTGGGTCTGATGATGGCATCCATCCTATAATAGCCCTCATATCGTTCGAGGATGCTATTTCATTCCTTGTGAACTTATCAGCGATGTCTGCCAATTGTGAGACAGGGACCAACTTAAACGGATCTCTGAAATACAATATTTTTTGGTTTTGCGATCTTGCGGTTTTTGTTAAGAACTTTCGGTTCATCTCGTCAACAATAGCGTTTAGTATAGGCTCAACCGTACGAGTATAGTAATTCAACATCTCTTCCTCGGTCGCGGTGCCATTAAACACTCCTTCTGAGAAGCCTAATTGATTGTACAGCATAGTAGTTAAATATGTGATCTGAGTCATCAAATCATTATCAACTGCTCTATTCAATTGGGTAATCTTCTCAGTACCATCGATGTAACCAATCCCAAGATCAGATGTTGCTAATTGCTCCTCTAGACTTGCCAGTCGATTCTCAGCTTGTTGTTTTCGAAGATTTGACTTAACAATATATGGCAACTGAATTATTAAATCTAACTTTTTCGATGCAGACTTACTATCCGCTACATCTAGTAAATTAAGCTTTGTAATCAATCGTTTTAGAATTGAGTTTGGTTCATTCATCACCGCGTAGTGTGGATTCTCGATAATACATACAGATTTCTTAGGAAGCGGTATTGGTTGATGCTCTCCTAACTTCTCATTAAACACATCCACCATCACATGCTCTGGAAACCATTGTTCTATTCGTCCTACGCGAACGTTATAAATCTCAAAACTATTTGATTTGTTTGGATCCAGGCTTGTTTCTATTGGTACTAATGCTACACAGCCCTCGTCAATCAGTGACATTACTAAATCCTGCATCATAGCCCTACCAGTCTGATCTATGTTAGCCTCGACGGATAATACTTCTTGTAAATTACTTTTAATAGATTCTTTATATCTTCCATTTTGATCTACTCTTGCATGTTGTAGTGACATGGAGGATACATCGATTGCAATCTTATTATACAGAGGCATGACTAACGAGGTTTCATTACTGGTTGATATGTATGTTCTATCAGGTCTGTGACTCCACGACCGTCCTACATCTACATAATCGCTAGTTGGCTCGAATACCTCTTTCTTCTTGAAAATATTCCATGCTCGAGATAACCGATGTCTTAAACTTAACTTCTCCTTCAATTCTTCACCTCCCCTGTATTATATAAGTGCATCTTTATTCAATTTAAACGCTACTAATGCGTCCATAAGGGCGGCAACAGCGTCTATCTTTGCTTCGTATCGTTTCTTAAGTAATTTACGGTTACCGTTTGTATCTTCCATAGTAATACAATTGCCCATTGCGTACTCCATCAACAATTCATCAAACAGCAGTGCTCTATCCTCTGCTAATTTCTTAATCTCACCCAAAGGAACACTCTCTGTTTTCGCACCTTGTATAACTTTCTCTATACCAAAGTTACCGTTATCTTTAATCCAACGAGCTATGAACTCTTTTGCATTGTATGGGTCATACCCAACACATCTTACATCATACTCATTCACTTCTATGTATTTTTCTAAATCGTCATAGACGGTTCCTTCTACATCTAACACCGTTCCATCCATAACCATCAAACTACCCTCGTTGATAAATCCCTCATACTTAAATCTTGTCGCGGGTGGTAATTTCATAAGAGTTCGTTCTGTAATATAACATCGAGTCTTCGCACCAAAACATCCATTTGACAGTGGGAATAAGAACGTGAATGCACAGAAGTCGTCTCCTTGTGACATATCAGCCCCCAACGCACACGGTAATTGCCAGAAGGTTTTCTTTCTATGTGGTATAGTCTCTTCGTAAGTGAAGAAATATGTATATCCCTCCATAGGAAGTCCAAACCGTTTAGCCAGAATATCATTTCGTGCCGCTGGAGCATTTTCCGCCCGTTCGACATCTAATTGATATGCTTCATAACTGACCGTCTTACCAATATTCGGATTTGCTTTTTGCCACATTTCAGGATTACCTACTTCTTCAACGTCGTCAAGTTTGTAGTACCAAATAGATACATGTGGGTTGTTATAATTACCCTTTAAAATGTCAAGTAGTTCCATTTTGATGTCGTCACCACTAGCATTCCTTACCGTACCTTCTGAACTCGTAGCAAGTATAAAGTAATCATCAAGTTTCGATGCTCCTTGCTCTACTGCGCCGACGACATCTTCTCTGATATCACCCGATAGCCATTCATCAATCGCAACGTATTTACATCTAAGTCCTTGAAGCTTTGATATGCTCATAGGTCTAATCTCAATGAATGATCCAGTCAAGAAGTTCTCTATACCTTTCTTGGTTGATGCTAATTTAACCCGATTTGATTTCGGACCGGTTGTATTTTGTAAAGAACCCTCAGTTAGAAACTTGAACAGCGGTCCTTTAGCTCTGGTTATTGCGGTTCTTATTGGACCCATAATCTCTTCGGCTTGTTTCATTGTTGGTGCGGTTACTACTTGGTGGGTGGTAGAAGTGTCGATGTTCTGGAAGAACGATTGTAAACAGGATGCATACAGAGATTTGGCGGCACCCCTACCCACTATAAGATATTGTTTCTTAATTAAACGCTTCTTAATAGTGCGTCGTTCATACCGACCGCCTTTTCCATCTTCTCTCGGAACATAGACGCTACGATCGATAAAATAAAACCAACCAAATACTTGTTCTGCCCATAACTTAAACGTGTCTAGTAGATACAAATCTCCACCATCAGTTAGAGTCATCTCTTCCTCACAATATGCGATAAATCCATCTATTGCATTCTCGTCATAGTATATATTGGGATTCTCGATTAATGCGTCAATGCGATTCATCTCCATTGAGATCTCTTTACATACAGGTATAATCCCTTTTACCACTTTCTCTCGGAATAATCCGTAATACTTTGGAACTGCCGTATTTGATAGCGCCATACTAACTCGCTCCTAACAATTTATTCCTCACAGCGTTCTCTGCTTCCTTTAAAGCTATTTTCAAAACCCTATTTCCAATACCTTCTAACACTTTGTCGAGTATTTTTTTACCTACTGAAGGGGGACGTCTAGTTAATGTGCTATATGATTGCTCTAATTGCAGCCTTTGATTTAGTTGCATTAATTCTTTATTCGACATTTCAGATAATCGCTTGCCCTTTAGGCTAGTTGCGGTTTTATAATCTGAACTATGTTTTTCTGGAGCATCATCATATCCGAGTTGTTTCCTAGATCTTCGTACACCCCACTTCATTCCCAAAATACCAAAATGCTCTAAGAAATTTTGATCTATTTTATGCATCGTCACCGTCTCCTATCTGCGAGGTTATTCGCCACGCTAAACTTAGTATCGTTCGGTCCATACATTCTATTACGTATGAGGTTGAGGGCGGATCAAACATTAATCTAACACGAAGTAGAATATAAGTCTTCACCGCTTCTAAATCAGTTCTATCCCCGAGCAGTTGCGACCAGGTAGCAGTTTTATCGGTTACGATGAATTCATCTGCGTTTGGTAATCCAAACTGACTTAGGGCTATCATCGTGGTATTAATATGCATGATTATATCCACATCGAAGTGTGTGTAATCTTCATCTATACCAAGTAGTTTCTTAATACTCGTTAGTATACTATCCACGACATCACTCCTGTTCTAAATATTTTATCATTACGTAACCTTTAGTTCCTTCTCGGTTCCATTTTGAATTGTTGTTTATCATTGTAACTTCCGCCCAAACCTGCCTTTGCGAATCCATTATTTTATCGCCAAGTTTCAACTTTGTGTCGGCTGCTATAACCATAAGACTCTTTGACGCCTTCATTGGTTCGCATCGTACATTCAAAGCTTTAACTTTAACCTTAAATGTTTTGAAATCGTTGGTTGATTCTGGCGCATCAGTTGTTTCTTTTGATTCTTTGAATATATTATTATATGCTTTCATGTTATCTCCTCCATGGACAAGTATCGTTTTTACTTCGTTCTACAACTACATACTCCTTTAATTCGTTTCCGTAGTGAATAGCGTTATGTGTGTCTAAACACGTCGTTATCAAATTCTCAGGATCGAAGATTATAGAACTCATATTTTCTATTTGTTGCAATGTTAGCGGATTGATGTGGTGTATTAGCGTTTTTCCAAATATAACATAATCCTCACAAGCTAAATCAAACCCATTATCACGTATTATAATACGATCTCTTGTTTCTCGCCATCGTCTTGATTTATAAAGCATCTGATTTAAATACCTATCGTATCCGAAGGTCTCTGCGCCAACTTTACCGGTTAATTTCAAGTAATTGAATCGCTCGTTAAATGTTTTGAACTTGATTAGTTCAGAATATCGTTTAACCATTGTGCCCTCCGTAACGCTTCATTGCTTCTAGTGCATCTTTATAAACTTCTTCCGATTTTTGGTTTGCTTTGATTGCGTCGGTCTTTGCAGTCATAAGCGTTTTCTGTTCTTTCAAAATATCTTTTTCTAATTTCGCATTTGTAGATCCTAATTTTAGAAAATGTGTGATAACTTGCGAGGATGCCGTACCTTCAGCTAGTTGTTTTGCCGCTAAGTTGACTGCCAGGTTTATTAGCTGGTTTTCTCTAGCCTCTAAGGTTTTAGCAGCTCGACTTTTCTTAGGCTTTTCAACTTTTTCTTCAGCCATAAAGATAGATCCTCCTTACTTTTATATTTATTTCGGGAGCTTTTTAGACTCGGCGTTAGCGTTTTGAGAGATTTTAATGAACTAAAACTATCACGTGCCTTGAAAGGAGACCGGACTCACCACTGTCCGTAACGCCACGATTGTCGCCGAGTCTAAAAAGCTCCCGAAACATACCCTCCGGAGCTATTTTTAGT